CGAAAGTACAGCTACTGTAGATAAAACAGTTCAAGCTAAAGCATCTAAACAAGATAAAATTATAAAAGATTACCAACGTCTTAAAGATTTAATGCAAACTGAGCTTGATATGTATAAAAGCTTTGAAAGCCCCGAAAATAAAGAATTAGCTAAGGAAAGACTAAAAAAATTAACTCCGGAATTTCAGGCAGCTAAAAAAGAATACGAAAAATTAAAGGGTGTCAAAATCTAATATACTAAATATAATTTTAGCAGTTGTAATTATCTCACTGCTGTATGTAGTATTTTTTACAGGAGATGAAGATTATACTCAAGAATATAATGCTAAAATAGAAGCATTAGAACAAAAAGTAGATTCTCTTCATCAAAAGAATACTGCTCTAGAATTTGAAGCGGATTCATTAGAATTTGCTATCGAAGAATCAGATAAAAAAATAAATAAATTAAACACCAGAATTTATGTTATCAAAAAAGAAACAAAGGAACAGCTTAATGCTGTTGATCTTTTCGGTGATGATGAGCTGGAACAGTTTTTCGCAAAGCGTTACAGACAGCACACAGATTCAATTAACTAAGCCGGTTGCTAAGTTAGTTATTAAAGATTTAATCCAATTTGATGGTCTATCCCAAGAAATGGAGACTATGCAGGTTATTCTTACAGAAACTAATAATAAATTAAACACACAAGGGGAATTAGTTTCAAATTTAAAAGTACAGGTTCTAAATTATCAATCTATTATTGAAAAAAAAGATCAACAATTTTCAACCCAAGAAGAATTAAGTAAAAGGTTACAACAGGACCTTAAAAAACAAAAAATTCGAACTAAATTAATGGGTGGTGCTGGTATTGCTATTGCTATAGCTGCAGCTGTTCTGATCAATTAAATGGCCGAGAATTTAAAAAGTATAATAAAAAGTGAATTTATAAAATGCGCTAAAGATCCAGTGTATTTTATGAAAAAATATTATACTATTCAACACCCACAACGGGGTAGAATTAAATTTAACCTATATCCTTTTCAAGAAAAAGTCCTCATGCATATGCATAATGAGGATTATATTGTTATTAATAAATCTAGACAGTTAGGTATATCAACATTGTGTTCTGCATATGCTTTGTGGATGATGTTGTTTCAAAAAGATAGAAATGTACTGTGTATTGCAACTAAGCAAGAAACGGCTAAGAATATGGTAACTAAAGTACGATTTGCCTATGATCAATTACCATCATGGTTAAGAATAAAAACTGTTGAACACAATAAACTATCACTACGTCTAGCAAATGGATCACAAATTAAAGCCACAGCAGCAAGTTCAGATGCTGGTAGATCAGAAGCAGTATCTTTACTATTAATTGATGAGGCAGCTTTTATTGATGGAATTGATGAGATATTCGCTTCAGCACAACAAACACTAGCTACTGGTGGTGGATGTATTGCTTTATCTACACCTTATGGTACGGGTAACTGGTTCCACTCAACATGGGTTAAAGCAGAAGCAAGAGAAAATACATTTTTACCAATTAGACTACCATGGACTGTACATCCAGAGCGTGGTCAAGAATGGAGAGATGAACAAGACATTATATTAGGACCTAGAATGGCAGCACAGGAATGTGACTGTGATTTTAGCACTTCAGGAGATACAGTAATTGAACCTGATATATTAAATTTTTATGAAAAAACCTATCTACAAGAACCTGCTGAACGTAGGGGTGTAGATGGAAACTTGTGGGTATGGCAAATTCCAGATTACTCTAGAGATTATATGGTAGTAGCTGATGTTGCTCGTGGAGATGGGAATGATTATTCTGCGTTTCATGTATTTGATATAGAAGAAGCAACACAAGTTGCTGAATATAAAGCACAAATCCAAACAAAAGATTACGGTAATTTATTATTTGCTATAGCTACTGAATATAATGATGCCCTACTAGTAGTAGAAAATGCTAACATTGGATGGGCTGTAATCCAACAATTAATTGATAGAGGATATAGAAATTTATATTACTCACCTAAAATGGATGTATCTATGACTAATGCTGATCAATATCTTTCTAGATATGAAAATGGTCAAGGTATGGTTCCTGGATTTACAACATCAATGAAGACGAGACCACTTGTTGTCTCCAAATTAGTTTCGTATCTTCACGAAAAATCTGTAATATTTCGTTCAAAGCGTTTATTAGAAGAATTAAGAACATTTATATGGAAACATGGAAAAGCACAAGCACTATCAGGATATAATGACGACTTAACTATGGCATTTGGTATATCTATGTTTTTAAGAGATACAGCTTTACACTTTAGGCAACAAGGTGTAGATATGGCACGTGCTTCACTAGGAGGGATACACTCTACTAATTATAAAGCACCTAACATTTACCAAAGTGGTAATCAATTTAAAAATCCATACGAAATGGAAAACCCATATGGTGATAAGGAAGATATTTCCTGGTTATTGGGGTAATTAATATTTATTATATATACTAAACATGGCAGATACTTCATTATTCGGTAGATTAAGACGATTATTCTCTACAGACGTTGTTATTAGAAACGTTGGAGGTAATCAACTTAAAGTGGCTGATTCAAATCAAATTCAATCACTAGGCCAACTGCAAACAAATTCATTATTTGATAGATTCAATAAATTATATAGTACAGTAGGTGGTATAAATTATGTTACTCAACAACAAACTAATTTTCCATCTACTAGAATTCAACTATATACTGATTACGAAGCGATGGATACAGATGCTATTGTAGCTTCTGCTCTAGATATTGTAGCTGATGAGGCTACTTTACGTAATGATATGAGTGAAGTACTACAAATACGTTCATCAGACGAAACAGTACAAAAAATCTTATATAATCTATTTTATGATGTTTTAAATATTGAATTTAACTTATGGAGTTGGACACGTAACATGATCAAATATGGTGATTTTTATTTAAAATTAGAAATATCTGAAAAATTTGGTGTATTTAATGTTGTACCCTTCTCATCCTATACTATTCTAAGACTAGAAGGCACAGATCCTCAAAATCCTTCTGATGTAAAATTCAAATATGATCCAAGTTATTCTGTATCTGAAAATGCTTTAGGATTTCAACAAATAAACCCATCAGTAGGTGTAAATACTGGTAACGAAGTTATATTTGATAATTATGAAATGGCACACTTCCGCCTATTATCAGACTTTAACTACCTTCCTTACGGAAGATCATATCTAGAACCAGCTCGCAAAATATGGAAACAAATGACATTGATGGAAGATGCAATGCTTATCCATAGAATTGTTAGAGCGCCTGAAAAACGTACTTTCTTTGTGAATGTTGGAAATATTCCACCAAATGAAGTTGAAACTTATATGCAAAGGATGATCAACAAAATGAAGAAAACACCTTATGTTGATCCAAATACAGGAGATTATAATCTAAAATTCAATATGCAAAATATCTTAGAGGATTTTTATATTCCTGTAAGAGGTGGAGATGCAACTACTAGAATTGAAACTACAAAAGGTTTAGATTATGCGGCAATTGAAGATGTTACATATCTAAGAGATAAATTATTCTCAGCTCTTAAAGTACCAAAAGCTTATTTAGGGTACGAAGGTGATCTAGAAGGTAAAGCTACACTAGCTGCTGAAGATATTCGTTTTGCTAGAACAGTAGAACGTATCCAAAGAATACTAATCTCGGAATTAACTAAAATTGCTCTTGTACATTTATATTCACAAGGGTATGATGGTGCTGCATTAACCAATTTCGAATTATCATTAACTACCCCTTCTATTATATATGACCAGGAAAGAATAGCATTGTTAAAAGAAAAAGTAGATCTTGCCCAACAAATGCAAGAAACTAAATTAATGCCAACTGATTGGATATATGATAATATCTTCCACTTTAGTGAAGACCAATATCAAGAATACAGAGACTTAATTATCGAGGACCAGAAAAGAAATTTCCGTACAAATCAGATAGCTGAAGAAGGAAATGATCCTGCTGAATCCGGCGAAGCGTATGGTACACCACATGCATTAGCTTCATTATATGGAGCAGGTAGATACCCAGGAAGTAAGGGTGTCCCATCAGGATATAGTGTTAATGATCCAGATTATCCAGAAGGAGCTCTTGGTAGACCTTCTGAAAAAGCATCTGATTATGGAACACAAGATAGTAATTTAGGAAGAGACACATTAGGCAAAGATAGAATGAAAGCTAAATCTGGAGAAGAAGATAGACCCGGATTATCTAATACAGGTATTACAGTAGAACATTTAAGTACTAAAGCCGTTTATGCTAAAAACCATAAAATGTTAGAGGGAATGTTTCCTAAGCAAAAGGTATCACTTTTTGAAGGTGAAAAGTTATTAGACGAAGATCAAATTCGCGAGGAAGTTAAATAATTTTAATATTTATAACTAGTAGCGCACTACTTATGAAAATAAAACATAATAAATACAAGAATACTGGTATTCTCTTTGAATTACTAGTACGTAAGATTACTGCAGATACTTTATCAAGTGGTAATTCAAAAGCAGCATCACTTGTAAAAAAATAT